CTTTTGCCTGTCTTGCCATACTCAATCCCTCCCAGGATTCTCCCTATTAAGGAGGCGGAACGGGGGCGGGAGTTACCCCCTTGCCCCGCAAGATCAATGCGGGACTATCCGCCATATCCGGTTAGTTATTGCTCCTGTACGTATCCACCGCGACATAGCCCAAATCGGCCGCGTTCATTACCAGCTTGGTAACGCCGAGGATTGCGCCGATGCAGTACCCGGTCTTGTTCTGGTAATCGAAGGTCTTTTCCTCCCATATCTTCTTCTTCGAGTACGCAATGGCCCCGGCCTGGATTCCCATGAAGGAAGCCTGCGCGCCGTTGATGGCCCCGGTTCCCCAGGTGGTCGCAAGCGCAACCCTGGAATGCTCGTGAATCGGGACGTTCCTGTGGACACCGAGCGCACCGGAGAATATCGGGTTGTCGGTCCCCCGCACTCCTGCTTCCATCCGGCTCTGATTCCATGCCGCATCACGTTCCATGAGGTCTGCGGTCTGATCGGGAGACATGACAATGATTCCCGGCACCTGCTTGCCCTTGTAAGTGGGGCCGATGATGAGGGGGGTTGCCTTTTTCGCGTAGGTGACGCACTTGCTGATAAGGGCGAGGGTCATGTAATCCCCGGCTTCAATATCCGTGGTTGCCGCTGCATCCCCGCCGTAAATCGTCTTGGTGGCGGAAGTCTCGAGCGCGGTAAACAAAAGCTGATCGATATACGCGCCGTACCATCTCGAAAGGAGTTCCTTCATCCACTTGCGCATTTCGAGCTGCGAGCGCATTTCGGTTTCGCGGCCGGCCGTCCTGATGGCCTGACGGATCTGAGTGATTACGATTGCGTCGTCGTAGACGTTGGGCGCGACTTCGTTTCCTTCCATCGTGCCGTCATTGGGAACGCCGCTTCCGCTGATTTCCCTGATCTGGAACACATAAACGGTATCCCCGTTGTTTCCGGTGAGTTCCGGGCGTTCCATGATTACGTTATTCGGGCCGACCCCTACGAGTCCCTGCCCGTAAAAATACGATTCCTTCTTGCCTTCTATGAAAGCATCCTTCGCCCACACTTTACGGGCGACGGCGTCTCCTGTTGCTACACTCCAATCAGTTCCCATAACCGAATCTCCTTTTTATGGTTGCTGACCTGCTCATTTCCACGGCATCGAGGGGTGTTTTGCTCTGATGCTTGCCGGGGCTTCCGTCAGGAACTTGGTTGTCTCGGCATCACTCATTCCGTCCAGGTGGCTTTCCAACTGCGCCGGGGTCATCTTGGCAACGGCCTCCCATCCGGAGGGCTTCACGTCCCCGCCCCCTCCCGTGTCTATTGAGGTTGGCCCGGATTTCTGAAGTCCCTTAAGGGCATTGGCAACGGCGGATTCAATCTTCGCGGCGGTGCGCTCGTCGCTGGTCATGATGTGATAAGCATCTTCCAGCGAGTAGCCTTGCCGCCCTGTGCTGTACTGAAACTCGATAACCTTGTTGCCTATTTCGGTCAGCTTGAGATGGTGTTCGGGCTTGAGCGCCTTGATATCTTCAATCCCGAATAGCTCCTTTGCCCTTGCCATCCCGAAACGGGTAATGTCGGATTCGCGTTCCCGTTCCTGAGTTTCAGCCTGTTGCCGTTCCTTGACCTGTGCCGCCGTCTGTTCGCGCTCGTATTTCCTGATGGACGCGATTGCATACGGCCTGTCGATTTCCAGAACATCCTCTACGGTCATGTCCTTGTAAGGGCCGTCAATAAAGGGGAGTTTCATGACATCGACTTCACCCCGCTGTGCTGGTGCCGCCCTTTTTTCCTCCTGCGGCTTCCATCCCTCTGGTGCCTCTGCCGGATTGAGTTTGTAATAAACATCCGGCCCTAGCTTCTTGAGCAGGTCTTGTTTTTCTTTAAAGGTGGTGTTTTCCCGCCTTAACTCATCAATCTGCGCGGAGGTTTCCGCGTAGTGCTTCTTCCACCGCTGAACGGGTATCTTTGACCCGTCATCATCAACGAGGTACTTGCGCCCATGTTCCTCTATGAGCTTCAGCCCTGTTGATTCCGCCGCCTTCGATTCATCGGGAGTAAGGTCTGTTTCTGCTTTCGCGGTTTCGGGTTCCTTCTCAGGGGCTTTCTCCGGTTCCTTTTCAGGTTCCTTGACTGGCTCCTTTTCTGGTTCCGCAGGATTCTCCGGTTCCTTTGCCTTCTCCGGTTCGGGCGGTGCCTCTCCTGACAAGATCGCCTGTTCTTCCGGGGTAATCTCGTCAACGTATGCGTCTTGCATAACCTCTCCTTTCCGTGCAGGCTTTTAGGTGAAAGCCAGAAACCTATTTGCATCGGGTAACGCCCGAAGTCGTTGCGAATAAAAAAAGGCCAGCCCCAATCCGCTAAGATTGGAAACTGGCCCTCGTTAAGGCTCTATTTATCTATTGGCGGTCGAACCGCTCTTAGTATGTCGCTACTCTTGTTTCCGGTATCCTCCTGAGATCTGCAGCCTCATAAACAAGAGAGAATCTGTTGATGTATCCACATTTCGGACACTTCGCCTCAAGTCCATCTTTTTCGGACGGGGGAGCAAGACTGCCATTCGCCTTCATCAACAGCCGATTGCATTTCTTGCAGCGGATTTCTTTCACTTCCCCTTCCCTTTCTTCTTTCCGCCTTTGCAGGGCATGTTACTTTCCTCCTTTGATTTGAGTTCACCCTTCGAGCATCCCTGAGAAGCTTTTGTGACAGGGAATTTACCCGAAAATGGCGGATACAGGCGGCACTCGTTCAAGAGTTCTTCCGGGTCGCCAACCGTTTCCCAAAATTTACATTCTCCGCATTTAACCATGTTATTTTCCCCCTGCATTTGATTTCTTCGTCATCTCCCCTTGCCTGATGGCTTCGAGTTCTTCCTGCCGCTTCCTTTCAAGGCGCCCCACAATCTCGTCCTTCTTCGGGTCGTCCACGTAATCAAGGGCGGCTTGAGCATCGTAGATTCCGGCTTTCACGAGTTCCATTGCCACGCCCTGTTTAGCCATGCGATTTGTGGGCTTGATGCTCTCCGCGATAATCTTCACGTCAATGTCAACCGGAGTGAGCTTTTCCTGACCGTTCTCCCCGGTTATCCTATTGATAGCGTCCTGCCATTTCTGCTGCACGACGTTGGCTTGCGGCTGCATGGGCTGGCCGGTCTGCGGGTCCACTTGCTGTTTCTCTTTGTCGGGCGTCCAGGTGTTCCACTCATCCGGCTCAATCAGTCTCATCCACATCTGCCGGGGCCAGACCATGAGCATCAGGGCGGCTACTGCTTTACCCAACTTCACGAGGGCTGATTCAAACGTAAGCACCTGCGGGGATGAGATAACGCCTACCATGTCCTGCAATGCCAGCACGGTGCGCCCGGCAATATTAGATTGCCCCGGAGGAATCTTGCCTTGAATCACGTCGTTAATCTGATACTCGTCGTGGATGTCCTGCTTGTCGATCTGCTCAAGGTTCACCATCTCGGCAGAGGTAACGCCGGGAGATACGCGAGTCGGGGGGCTCTGCACATCTTTTGAACTCTCAAGGTGGTCGCCATGTTTTTCATCGGTAACCCATTTAGTTCCCTGCCACATGTGCAAAGGAGCATCAACCTGCTTGCTCACAACATAAATGCTCTGCATCCTGCGCTTGTTGCGGCTGCGGGTGAGTTCCAACGCCCTGACGGTCTTGCCCGTGGGGTATCCCGTTAAAGTCCTATCCTCCTGCAATGTGACAATGGGAAGAATAGGCGCCCCTTCTGCGTCTACTCCAAGAGGGTTTACCACTGTGGAGATGAGTTTCTTTCCCACGACAATGCGCTGGATTCTCTTGGTCACCATGCAGGGGCGGAAGGTGGCGACCTCTCCAATAGCATCGACAACGGTCTTGCCATCAGGCTGAATCATCCATCCGGATTCCTCTACGCCATTGCGTGTGCTGAATGTCTGCTTAATAATCCCGCTGGGCTTGCTTGCATCGGGGAGGAGTACCCAGAACTCCCTCTCCTTTTTGAGTTCCCAATCCTCGATTTCCCAGATGTATTCCCTGTCCTCGTCCGGTTCCTCTGGCTGCCCCGGATTCTCGTTTGTGTCTGCCGCATAGGTATCCTGTCCGGTCTTGCCATCGGGGATTCTCCCGTCCTTGTCCTCCTCCTTGATGATTTCAAAGTTAAGGTCGTCTTCCGAAAGCCCCTCGTAGTTCTCTAGAGCATAATCTTTGGTGACAAGGTGAGCCTTCCCGAAGTTCACATCCGAGTGATCGCGCTCGCGGGAGGTCTTATCGAAATAATAGTGTTCCGGATCCAAATCTTTGACCAGAATCTTACCGAATATCCCTAAAGAGGGGTCATGCTTGGCTTCCATGACGGCTAGGTTGCCGATGTTCTTCTCCTTGACGATGTCATAGAGCGTGACCGGACCCTGATTCCCGTTCATGACGTAATCCCAGCCGCGCTTCATCAACTCCGCAACGTACAAATCGCTTGAACCGATCGGCAGGAAGTTCAACCCGGGGGATTTGCTGGTGATAAGTGCGGATGCTCCCTGGATGTCCCTTGCCAAATCGTTGACGGCGACGGGAATCTGCTCGCGCTTAATCATCTGCTCGCGCTCTTTGGCCGTCCAGATGGTGTCGTCCTTCTCAGGGTCGAGAGGATAAGCGGCGTTCCAGCATCTTGTCCGGATTCGCTTCCAGTCCTTCCTGTCCTCGTCGTCAATCATGTGCTTCTTGACACGCTTATATACGTCGAGGACTTCCTTGGACACGTTGGAATGTTCGAGTTTGTTCAGGTCGATTAGGTCAGCCATTGGAATTTATATTCCTTCGCGCAATTGTTTCAAACGCTGTTCTCCCTCTTTAGTAAGCCATGCGGTTCTAAGAGAAACACCCCATTCCAACAGTCCGCGATTATCCTCCCGCTCCATAGCCGCATAGATAACCTTTTCTGGCGCACCAGTTTCTTTCTGGATGTATTGCCAAGTCATTAGGCCATGCTTTGTGTGGGCCAATTCTGCCGCTTCAAGCACGGCCAAGGTCGATATGTCCCTTCTCCTCATTTCTCCCTATCTCCCTATCATCATCCCGACACCCCACATTCCCCCCGCCACTACAAGCACGACTATCAGGGCGTTGATAACGTCCCGGGCCGTGTATTCTTGATAGTTGGGCCATGGCTTAGGCATCATCCCCATTCCCAATGATTCTTCGTTCTTGTATTGTGGGACCATACAGGTCACGTAAGTGTCCTCACCCGTGAATTGCGGCAGAACACCGCTTGGTTGTTTTTCTCGCCCTAACAAGGTTATGCTGATACCAATATTCACCTTCATTGCCCGTAAAGTATCTGCGAGGGATTCGTTTCAATGCCTTCTTTTTACCCATTTCAAGGCCGAAATAGTTCACTGAATAATCCCCCCCTTCTCATCCACATCTACCCCCGTAAGCGTCTTGACTATGTTGGGGTTTCCCGCTTTCCAGTAGGCCACCATGAAACGCTGCCGGCACATCAGAGCATCCTCCCCGATGATGTCCACCTGAATCTTGCTCATCTGTGGGTCAAAGAACGCCCCGTAGATTGCCGTCTTGATAGAGGCTAACTGCTTGTTGGTCAGGTCATAGAGCCTGTAGCCGGGTATCTTGAGATACACGTAGCGGTCGTAATACTGGTTGAGTTCCAGCGGCGAACAGGGTTTGATCTTGTAGCCGACTTCCACCCCGTCGCATGAGATGGTCAGGATTGCGTCCGGGTCTTTCTGCTTGTAGATTCCGCGGTGCAGGATGATGTCCGTCCCGCTCCCCTGGTTCTCGACGTAGTGCCTGAGAGACATGCACATTTCTGCGAGCTTCCTGTCCGTGGGGAGGATCTTCTTGCGCCTGTCGTCGCGCTGCATGGGGCGGAGTTTCATTCTACTTCACCTTGATAATGCCGAGTTCAATTTGCTTTCTGCGCCGCTCCATTTCCTTGGGGCCTTGATGGCGCGTGTATTTACTGCGCCTTACCTGATTTCTTGTCTGCTTTCCCATTCTCCATCTCCCTTCTGTTAATTCGCCCATACCGTTCCCTTCCTTTCTTCCTCAAGCTTCCGTGCGCGCCAGCCGGTGACGGGCACGGGGATAGCCTTCGGCCCCTCTCCCATGAATATTGAAGCCTGCTCCGTCAGTCCTGCCGCCATGACGCAATCACTGCGCTTGCCGTCCTCATGGTCTAGCTTGCCGTTATCCATCCTGATGAATGTGGAGCACTCGTCAATCAGGAGTGCGTCGTACACGCGGCCCTTGGTTATCCTGAGCCAGTTTTTCAAATCCCCGCACAACTCATGCTTGCTCTGGTTGCTCTCGTGCCAGCCGTACTGTTTGGTCACTCCCGAGCCGACTACATCAGGCACTATCCTCACGTACTGCGGACACTTGCGCTTGATTAACTCTTTGACTACGGTCTGGCCTGCGCCCGTGACCTCCGTGCAACTCAAGGTCTTCACGGGCCGTGCTACCTTCCTGGGGTCGGGCTCATAGTTGCAATAGAACTGGCCGAGTAAATCAATCTGCTCGGCCCACTCAACAGCGTCCAGACGGTTTGACCTTACTCTGCAAACATTCTCGTCTCTCAGCCTGTCGCGCACATAGGCAACACTGGACGATTCCCCCAAGCCCTCTGATACATCGTCACCTATGGCGTAACGTCGCTCGTAATACGCCCCATTCCAGCCCTTTGCCAGAAAGTAGGGGTGTCTCCAAAGTTCAACAATACCCTTGGGATCTTCAAAGAACTCGACTTCCTTCTCCTTGTTGAGTTTGAGGTATCCGCGTACTCCCGGCACGGTGTGGATGTGACGCTCTAGGGTCTTGCCGAAATACGACCCTGAAAGCGGCGACAGTGCCTCGTGGGTAGTCTCAGGGTAGTGCTCAATGACATCCTGCTCGTCCATTCCCGCGTCCATCATGCGCTGCCGGAAGTCTGCGGGACGGTTAGGGTTGGCTGTCCAACTCAGGAAGATCAGCTTGAACTGATTGAGTTTTGCGAGTGCCGCATTGCACAGGTCGCGTGTCCATCCCCATCCCGGCCCGGTCTTGATTGAGTTGGAGATGATGATGACCTGGCCCTTGGCAGCCTCGATACCGGGCAGAGACGCATTGAAGATGCTCCCTGCCATGCGGTTCATACAGGTTTCGTCCATCACGAGGATATTTGGGGTCTTGGACTGCGCGCCCATCTCGGTCGTCGGCATGGACTTGATCGTTGAGACAAGCCCGTCCTCGTGGGCGAACTCAAGTATCTGCTTGGTGCGGGTCTTGATAGGCGGATAGAGCCACTCGGGAAGCCTGTCCAGGATGAAATAAACGCGGTTCAGGAACTCGATTGACAAGTCCTCATTGACCGAAATGATTACCGTGAGATGCAGGGGGTGTTTGATGCTGCGCCACAAAACATAAGCGGCTGTGAGCCATGTCAGGCCCAATTGCCGGGCCTTGAGGATTACGAGCAGAAGGCAGCTTACCATATCGCCAATGCACATTTCCTGGTCAGGCCAGAGCTTTAACTTGATCGCCGTCTTGCGCTCCTTGTCCTCGATCCAGACAAAGGCACTGAGGAAGTACAGAAAGTTCTCCCAAACATTCTTACATTCCTCGATTTGCTGTTTTAAGATATCTTCGGCTGCGTTCATCAAGTTAATCTCTGGTTGCTTACTGTGAACAAGGCCAATGTCCTATAATAACAGGCTATGTAAACTACCTGAATCCCCGCAAACCCTTACCAGTATTGAGTTTAGCCGTTATCCTACCCATTATGTGCCGCGTCTGTCGGTTATCTCGTCCAAATCCCATTGAAATCATGTAGGATAAACGCATTAATCAGCATTTCCGCTGAGGTGCTTGGCTACTGCCGCCATGATGGAGCCCTGGACGTTGACGTTGGCCTTGATCTTGTCCGCCGGCAGCCCATCAATCACTTGCACAAACATCTTTACCCCTTGCGCCCTTGCTGCATTGTCGGGTATCTTCCCGGGCCCACATGGATCGGGCTTGGTTGCCTGCGTGAGGGCGATAATGCAATCTGCGCCGTAGTCGTAAGGGCCGTCATCAATCTTGTACTGCTCCTTCAGCTTCTTTTCTAAACTCGCCAGGAGTTTGGCGTTGCCTTCTGCCATTATCTGCTGACCGGCCCGGATGCTGGCCTCGTCCGGGTTGCTCTTCCCAGAGGAGCTTTTCTCGTCGGGGGGCGGCGGTTGCTTTCTCGGTGATTTCGGCATTAATCACCTCGATGATATCGCAGCAGCTTGACACTTTGGTTTCCTCATGATGGTGGGGATTATTTCAGGGATTTAAAAAAGGCGTAAGAGTAAGAAATGTATTAAATAGGGGTAAAAAGGGGGATAATAGTACTACTTATTTCGCATTTGCCACTTAATTACTTCAGTTTCAATGATGTATGGCCTCTTGTTCCAGAGCCGGTGCATAGGCATACCTTTACGCCTCCATGCCTTAACAGTTGTCCAGGTGGTCACGTTGAATTTCTTTTCCATGAACACGAGTATATCTTTCCTGCCTACGCACCAGCCATCGAACATGTTTAATTCTCCGGTAAAAGTTTGTCTTTCGTCGCCCTTCCGATTTCACAGCCCTTGCAATCCTCGTAATGCTTGCCTGAATACTCAAGACATTCGGCCCTGATTACGAGTTTCTCCTGAATCGGGCATTTAACCTTGTCGGTTTCGGGGTCGCCAAGGCCAAGGTCAATAGCTGTGTTTTCATCCATAAAGTTCATGCGCTCCAGCCCCCGGAGCGTTTTGTTGTATTTGTGGTTAACCGCAAAGGCCTGAATGACCATGTTCCCAATTTTAATTTGAATCTCTGCTTCCCGTTGCAGTCTATCCATGTCATCCTGTTTGTAATTTCCTGACGAAAGCTTCTTCATTCTCGCATTTGATTCTTTAAGCATTTGCACTACTTGATTCATCTTTTACCTCCCGCAATGTTCTTTTAAGTGATATTTGTTGGCGTTTTATTTCGATTAATTCTTGTGGTGGATGTATAATCCCATTGCTCTGTTTCAATATTTGGCGAATATAGGAATCGGCAAGACACTCCCTTGTTTTCCTTAGACGCATCTTGACAGTATATGGGTGGCGGTTTTTATATTTAGCACTAGCGAGATACCTTCTTTCTTTTTTGTCTGGATCATCTTTCGTTTTAAAATAACAAGCACTTTTGCATTGTTTACATTGATTATGAACCCCGTATTTTCCTTTATGGTATTTGGAAAATTCCGATAATTCTTTCTCTTTCCTACAGGAGGAACACACCTTATGCCCTACCCGCCAGCCTTCAGTCATTGCGCCTCCTTGCGATAAAGAACCACCAGAAAAAATTCACCCCGATCAAAGCAATCATTATCGTTGCCCACCACCAAAAATAAAAAGGTGATCTAAAAACATATAAACCATCGTATTTTAAATAAGTTATTGCCCCTTCTGCTGTTAACCAAACAAAAAGTATAATCGCAGTGTAAAGATTCATTCTTTCAATCAATTTCATTCCCCTCCCCCTTCTGCGTTCTTTTTCCCGACCGCACAGTTACAGCAAACATCGTACCCGCGTGAATACCGTCCCCGCTGATTCCTGATCCTGGCCTTGTGCCTCTTGGCGCAGGCTTCACGGGTGAGTTTTACGTTAAAGGATTTGCAGATAAAGTAATTTGGGCTCATGTCATCTCCTTTTGCGGTAGTCGGGCATGTTTATTTTGATTACGGTCATATCTGAAAGCCTTGATGCTATCCGGGCATCCAGCTTTTCCTCAATCTCCTGAAGTGAAAGGTTTGTTGTGATAATAGTCGGCTTGAGGTTCCGATTGCGCCGGTCAATAATCAGGTAAAGGCTTTGGATTGTGAAATCAGAGGTTTTTTCTGAGCCCAGGTCATCGAGGATCAGCAGTTCCACTTTGGAATACTTATCAATTACCTGCCCTTCAGTCTGGTCTGGATCATCAATATTTTTTTTGGTGTTGAATGTTGCCCTGATCTCCAAGAGTAATTCAGGGGTGGTAATGAAAAGGGTTTCCCCGTCCCTGTTTTCCTTGATCAGTTCCCGGTATGTGGCGATTGCCAGATGGGTTTTCCCGCAGCCCGTGGGGCCGGTAAAGAGAAGGCTACCAGGGTAATCTTTTACGCCCCAATCAACACATGGCCCATCAGGATAAGATTTTATATTCCGGTCGTATTTCTCGATAAACTCCCGGCATTTCTTTTTAGCCACTTCCCCGCCCTGGAATTTATCAAAAGACGATGGCCGGAATTTTCCGGGGATATTGGACATTCTCGATTCCGGATTATTCTTTTTCTCAGCAATCCATTGTCCGTATTCGCGTTCCCTTTTCTGCCTGCGCTCCTCTTCCCCCCTTTCAATCTCCTGATTGATCTTTTCGGACTGTTCATCGCATTGAGCGCAGCCCTCTCCCACAATAGCCCCGTGAATACACTTCGGGATTTTTAGCCTTCCGAGATGTTCACTCTGTGCATTCGGCGTCAACGGGGTAGTCCGCGCCGTCGCTTTTCGCTTTTCCAATAGCCGTTTGTTTGCCTCGATCAGTTCCTGTTCCATTGCCGTTCAAATATCCTCTCTTGAACCAGTTTAAGATTGTTTTGTAATGATCTTTATACTTTCCGCCTTTTACCGTGATGCTGTAATCGAGCTTCTCTATGCCTACATCCAAGCTCTTCTGGCCCATTGCCTCTTGGAGTTTTTTATGCTCGGGATCAGTCAGGAAAACAGAATCGAGGTATTTTACCTTTTGCATGGGAGTAGCACCGCCGTGCTTCAGTATGGGGGAATCAGGAATCAGTAAGAGGGAATCAGTAAGAGGCCCGGCTAGTATGATTTTAGCACCGTGCGAGCCTGGTGCTTGTATGGTGCTTTCCGCTTCTTTAATATGGCAGTTCTGGTGTGTCGTGAACTTATTGATTTCTATAAAGATTTCCTTCTCTACTGAATAGATAGTAATAAATCCTTTTTGACCGAGTTGCGTTAAAAGCTTCTCGCAGTTACAATTATCGTAAGGCAAGATTGCTGCCTTAATGCGCTTTGGTCTATACTCAAGGCGCCCCATGCGGTCAGCAAGGCACCACAAACCAGCAAAAAGGAGCCGCGCAAGAGGATCACATTCAGCTAAATCTTCATTGATAAAAAAGCCTGGCTTGATATTTCTGGCTCTCATCTATCCCCTCATCTTCTCCAACATCGACTCCAAAACCTTGATTTCTAGTTCCATTAACTTGATAGCTTCTTTTTTCAGCTCAATCCTGCGCTGTATGAGTTCCTTGTCGGTCATGCTGCCTCCAATTTTTTTAATTGCGCTCTCAAGTCTGATTTCAATATTTCCAGTTCCGCCTCGTTGAATTTTGTTATTCGGTTTGCCTTCCATTCAAGGAGGTCGTATTCCTTACCCATCCAAAGCTTTAACCAGGCATGAAACCGTAAAGGATCTGTGTGGGCTTCCCTATGGCAAGGGTGACAGAGGCTAATTCCGTTTTGCAGATACCAGCGGGTTCCCAAATATTTCCTTGTGAAGATATGATGACAAAAAACCCTCGTGCGGCCGCATTTCCTACAAGCGTGATTGTCCCGAGCCCGGACGAGTTTTGAAAAGATAGTGTCCAGTGAGGCCATAAGTTTATTGCGGGTACTTTTCAGCCCCCTTCTTTTACAAGAAATGAACGCCCAATTTTTAGACTTAGGCTTTTTCTGAGGCTTAGGAATGGACATCATCTCTCTCCTAAATTAAACGAGGGGGCCGGAAACAGCATATTGGGCGATATTCTGTTCCTCTTGATTCTTAATTGCGGCCCCCAAGACGGCGTTCCGGGTCATAGGGCGGCCCATTTATTCCCTTTCAAATAATTAACCAGTGCAGATTTCTGCGCTTGATCGCCGCGGAAAAAGCCCGTGCCGTCCACGGAGTCGGCACCCATAGCCTCCGCTATAGAGAGTTTTCCCGCCGTGTTTACGCGCCCGATATGAAGCCAGGGACGGACGTTTTTGTATAGATGAGCATTCTCCCATTTCCATTTTGTCGAACCGCCGATAAAACACACGTCGGCCTCCTCCGGGACTTCTTCAGGGGTGCATCCGTCCTGGCAGGCAAAGGCCAACTTATATCCGTAAAACCTTATTTCGTCTTTCCACTGATGGAACAGTTCGACGGTTTTCTTGTGGTTGCAGATCTCATCAGGAACGACAACAAACAGAGGCTTATGGAAAAACACAGCTCGCCTAAGCATGGCCCGGAAAGCCTCAGGGTCCCAGCGGGAGAACTTTCCATTGTCGAGGGCATAGGGGAACTGAAAATCTTCATCGTAAGGGATATTCCGAAAGCCGGAAGGCGAGCATATCCAGCCTATTTTGTCGGGATACAAAGCTGACCACCTGCCAATCCAGAAGGAACTATGATTTCCGGGCATTACTAGCATTTCATCTTTTCTCCTCACGGGCTCTTTGGGGGAGGGTCATAGGGCTACCCTTTGTTTTCTGTTTTCCTGAATGGTGAATCTCAGGTATGACCTAAGAAGGGGCATATAAACGCAGCTCGGAATCCCTATTCTGATTCGTAAATCTGCACGTATAATAACCGCGAGCTTTGCAACACTCACATTCCGCTTACGCAAAAACTTCCAGAGTATTTTCATCTCCCTACCCTGCAAATGCTTAAAATGGTTAAGTAAACTTTTGTGTACCAAAGTAAACTGGAACGTAAAAATTTTTTTGGTACTATTTCCCCATGTCAACGTACAGTTTTTCACCACGTGA